ATGATCACCGACACAAAGCTCAGGAAGGCGCTCGGCAAGAAAAGAGATGATATCGAGATTATTTCTGATTCGCACGGGCTCAACGCCAGAATCAGCCAGGCCGGAAAAATATCATTTTTCTATCGGTATCGCTGGGCCGGTAAAGCGGTAAAACTCAATGTTGGTGATTATCCTGCAATGAGTATCACCCAGGCAAGAGAGCGTCGCCAACAATTCAGAAACTGGTTAACTGAGGGACTGGATCCGCGAGAGCAGGTGAAGCTGGATAAGCAGACCCGACAGGAAGCGATGTCCGTTGCCGAAGCGTTCAATTACTGGATTGAAAGGCACTGTATCGCTAACGGGCTAGTTAAAGTCGATTACTATCGCCAGGTGTTTGAGAAACATATCGCCGAACCGATGAAGAATGTCAAAGTCGATAACACAGCGAAAATGCACTGGATCAACGTCTTCGATTCTATAGAAAGCAGGGTGATGGCTCATTACATGCTTTCGCTGTGCAAACGGGCGTTTAGGTTCTGCGTTAACAGAAGTGTGATCGCCTCAAACCCACTCGAGGGATTACTGCCATCTGATGTCGGGCAAAAGCCTAAAAAGAGAACTCGCAGGATGGACGATGACGATCTGCGCAAAATCTATCAGTGGTTGAAAAGCCATATGTCGATAGAGTCCGTTTTCCTGGTGAAATTTATTATGCTTACCGGATGCCGTACGGCTGAGATTCGACTTAGTGAGAGATCATGGTTTCGATTGGATGATAATGAGTGGGTCGTGCCTGCGGGCAGTTATAAAACTCGGGTACATATTAGAAGGGGACTCTCAGACGCCGCCGTTAACCTGGTCAGAAATCACCTCAAGAAAATAAACACCAATCACCTGGTGACTTCACAACGTAAAATTGATGGCGGGATCAAAGATTCGCCCGTTCATTCACCTGTGGCATCCAATTACGCCCGTTCTATTTGGAATGGAACAGGTATGGCAGAGTGGTCGCTTCATGATATGAGGCGGACGATAGCCACAAATCTCTCTGAGTTAGGTTGCCCGCCGCACGTAATTGAAAAGCTGCTCGGGCATCAGATGGTGGGGGTTATGGCGCATTACAACCTTCATGACTATATCGATGATCAGAAACACTGGCTCCGCGTTTGGCAGAGCCATCTTGAAGAGATCATCGGAGAGCCCTTCAGTTAATTTATCTTCTTTTTATCCTCCCACTCTTTGATTGACTCAGAGCGCCAGCGGTTAGGGTTGCCGGGCCAGTCAGGGGGTGGGAACGGGCATACGAAGCCCCGAGGCATTGTGTCTGCACTTTGCCATGACCAAAGGGTTTTGCGTGAAATTTTGTAGCGACTGGTCAGGTCTGACGTTACCAAAATATCATCCATAGCTCTCTCCAGTTGCCCGTTCGGGCCATTCAAAATCTTTTTCAACCAATCTGCCCGGGCAGGGAGCGGAGACGGCGCATGCCGGTCATCGCTGTGGCCACGTAGCTCGCCTTTCGGTTCACCACCTCCACCCAGACTTTCACGCCTTCAACCTTCACCGTATAAGTCTCTTTCATCTTGCTTCGCCCATAGTCGCCATATGTTTGCAAGTGAGCTGCCAGCGCGATGTCGCATGCTTGGCGAGCTAAAGGTGATTGCTTACTTCCTCGATTGATCAGTCGCATATAATCTCCTTGAGGGAGGGTTACCCCTCCCGGTCTCGTCAGGCCACGTATTCCGGTTTCATATCCGCCAGGGTGATGCTGAATTGATCGTGCAGTTCATCGCCTAAGTGACGCTTTGAAGATGCAAGCATGCGCTCGGCTTCAGCGAACCGTTCGGCTGCATGCGGCTCGTCGGGCTGGGGCAGGGATTTAATAGCCTCCTCAACCTTGTTGCGTGCATCCACTAGGTAATAACGCTTTACGGCTTTGTTTTTCAGCTCGGTGAATAGTGCGGATCCCAGCGTAGCTTTCGCCGTTTCAATGTCGGCACGCAGCGATTTGGCGCTATCCACGTCCTGAGCAGATTCGATGCGTTCGCGGAAATCATCGGCAAGAGAGTCGACATTTACCGACGATTCCTGTGCGCTTTGCGTGGTTGTGACGGTGTCACCTGAGATATCAGCCAGGCTAACGCGTTGCGGCGTTGGGTTGATCTCTTTTTCTGTGCGCTGTTCAATCTCATCAGGGGTGTACACACCAAGAACAACTGCAGGGCAATATAGGCGCGCCCAGTATTTGAGTGCCAGATAAGCGATCTGCTGTTTCGGGTTTGATACCCAAAGTGGAGAATTACGTGTGATTACGCTGGAGAGGAAAACAGGCTCTCCCCAGGTGATATCACTTTCACCGCGAATAACGGCACCTACCCGTACCGACAGTCCTTGTTCATCAGCACTTTCCCAACCGCGTACCATTTCTTTCTTGTCGTACGTCCCGCCACCTTTCGCAGGCTTTTTAACGGTTATCTCGCGGCTGCTGGCACATTTCGACCAGTCGCCCTCGTACTCATAGTGAAAGCGGCCAACGATGGCGTTTGAGCTGGAGATCACCGCATTAACCAGTTGCGCTTCGTATCCCAGGACACCGTTAACCAGGTGCGTCTTTTGCGCCACGGCGTAAGGGTTCATACCCCACTGCATCGCCTGCATGATGATGGCCATGCAGTCTGCCGGATTGCCGCGGAGGTGCTCAGGCACCGTTACGGCTGCCTGTGCCATCAACCCGGCGACAGACTGAAGCTGGGTTAAAGCCTGCACGTTGAAAATGGCATTGCTGGCTGAGATCGTGTTTGGAGTCTGCTGTTCAGCGGTTACGATATTCGTGTTTTCCATCATCATTCCCCTTATGCCTGAGTACGCAGCGCTTCAAGGCGGCGCAGGTCGAAGTCGTTCAGTTCGTCGGTGTAGTCAGCAGTGATTGGCGCTGGCCATTCACCTGTGTCGAATCCGGTTGCGATATTGCGCATCGCTTTGCGGTACTCGAGCATACCCAGCTCCAGTAGTTCAGCGGATGCCTCGATGATGGCGATCCAGTGGTAGTTCTCGTCTTTGTTGACGAAAATCCAGAAGAACTGATCCAGCGCTGCGGTTTCGCAGTACATAGCCGCGCTCAGGTGATAATCACGTTCAATAATTTCCCGGTGTAGCCTGGCGCGCAGGCTTTCCTGCTTAACATTCCACATGCTGATGGTTTTCAGGTCTGCACCTATACGCACGCCATCCAGGTCGATCTCAAGGTCAGGGCGCACACGAACTTCCAAGCCCGTCTCCTCGTCAAAACCAAAGTAGCTCACCTCAACGGCTCGGCTAGGGGGGGTCAGCAGCATGCCGGCGGTCGGGTGTGCCAGAAGCGCTTTTTGAATATTCAGCGCGGTGCTCAGCTGCTGGCGGGTGACCAGCACTTTTCCTTCCGGGTTATCGCGCCAGGCATCCAGCAGTTCGTCGGCAAATACGGCATCTGGTTTGACTGCCTTCACGGCCTGGATCATGTCTGCTTTGGTACCGGACACTTTCAGTGGTGCCGGTTTCTGTGCTTCCTGAGCCACAAGGTCAGGGTTGATGATTGCCAACTGCTCCAGCAGCGCGTCACGGCTGCCGCTGGTTTTAACCGGCGGCGGCAGGGTGGCGTTGTACTCTTTAATGCATGCCTTCATTGCCGTCGCCGTCTGCTTCTGGTCACCATCAATACGCTGGAAGTCAGCTGGCAGCGCCATATAGTTCTGTGCCGTTTCTTCCAGGTTAGCGCCAAGCGGAACCTGCGGCGGCAGGGTGGCGTTGTACTCTTCCAGTAACACCTTGATGTCGTCGGCAGACAGCAGCGCCGGCAGGCTGGCATTGTGCTCATCGATAAAGGCGCGCAGGGTCGCGGCCGTTGTGAATGCGCCTTCAGGGATCACCGGTTCAACGCTGAATTCTGCGTCCAGTAGTTCAGGCTGCAACGCCAGCGCATGCACCAAGTTGCCCATGTCCAGCACCGCTGAGCGCTCTTTGACGATGGTTTTCTCTACGTGGCGCGCATTGAAGTACATCAGCGAAACGCGCGCATCTTTCACCTGGGTTGAGCTGATGCCGTTGGCGGCGTGGTAAACCTCGTTTGGCAGCCCTTCATAGCGGCCTGGCTCGAAATAAGCGGGATAAACAACAGCTGGTTCGTCAGATTGCGCTTCTGGCTCGGTTTGTGCTGCAACTGGTTCGGTTTGGCTTACAGAATCGCTATTTTTGGCGACAGAATCCGTATTCTGGTCTACATCGTCCTTCTGGCTGGTATCTGACTCTTCACCAGACTCCAGACTGCTTTCGCCTGGCTGTACTTCATCACCAGCTTGTTTTTCATCACTGACAGTTTCTTGAACCTGCACATTGCTGGTGGTCTCCGTAGCCTTTTTCGTGCCATGAGTTGCTGAGTTCTGCAGCAAAGCCGTAACGTCGAATATTCCGTTGCCGACATTTTTAACCAGTTCTTGTTCGACTTTCTGCGGTTGTGCTGCCGCTTCCTCTGCGCGGCGGCGTGCTCCTTCTTCACGCACGCGTTGCAGGTTCTCTTCGTGAGTGCAGAAGGATTTGCGCGGAGACTCCTTACCTTCAGGTTGGGGAATTTCCTGTGCTGCGGGTTCAGCCTCATGCAACGGCAATAACTCGACCGCGGAATTGAACGCGGCTGTCATGGTCTGGTTAACAAATTCCAGGTGAGCGACAGGAGTTAAATGAATATTTTCCGGTGCGATACGTACCAGGTTAAAAATAGCCGTGCGGTTAACACCCAGAACGCCTGGCTGATTGCGCAGGATGTTGCTCCATGATTTCCATGGTTCTTCTTTTTTGGTCACGATTTCTTTAGCGCGACGAAGAATGCTGCCCGGGATCTCGAAGTGGTTGAAGTCCATAGGCAGAAGGGCACACGCAATCTCTAAATCGAGAGTGTCCAGTGTGTGGTGTGCGTCAGGTCCACGGTCAGTGACGTAACCGCCGTCGGCATTAGTGCCGGAATCAGTACGCTGCACACTACTGATGCGATTACCGGCGGCCCATTCGCGAACGAGGATACCGCGGTCGATGTGATCTGTAGCGAACCACAATTTCAAAAACTGGATTAAGGTTGCGAGTTCAGGGATTTTTCCATCGACAGGGAAGACTTTCTTAACGGCATTCACGACTTTATGAATATCGTGCTCAATGGCTTTTTTGAATGCTTCCACATTCTCAGCTGCCAGCAGCAGGTTCTGGACGTAGCTGTTATCCACATCCAGCTCGAGTCCCTGAATAATTTTCTTTTGCTCAGAATCGATGTGATAAACGTATTCATCAGAGATGAACTGAGCCAAGATACGCTGGCGCAAGGATAGGGTGGCGACAGTGATCAACTGCGGCTGTTCTGCCTGCTGGGATTCGTCTGCATGGCCGGTTTCACCATCAACGACATTGTCATCAGCCTGGTGGTTTTCTTCCTGCGCCGCGTTATCAGCTTTCAATTTCACATTCCAGGTGCGCTGGTCTTCGGCCAGTTCGTAACGATCACACCAGGTGAAATCAACTTCACCTTCTTCTGGCAGGTCATCAACAACCGGGAAGTCAGTGCGAATTGGTTTGGCGTAGTCCTTGCCGCGGCCGGTTTCGATGCCAGCATCTTCCAGCGCAACGTCCAGCATCAGGTTGGCGCGAGCCTCGGTTTTAGCAGTGAACCAGACCACTGCATCTTGCTTTCCGGATTTCTGAGTGGCTTTAACCACATTAAAGAATTCCATGTGAGATCCTCATTTTTGGGTGTTAGAATCCCCGGACCATTGATAGCGCCCATTGGGTTAACTTTGGTTTTAATGTTGTTTCCGGTGTAACTTTGGTCGGTGAGGCCGGACATGGCGGGCCCACTTCGGTGGGCTTTCGCTTAACTGACGGCTACGATCGCCTCATTCATAAAATCTTGCTTGTATGTACGGTAGGTTCCCCAGCCGGCGTAATCGCTATCGCTGATTTTGAGTACCAGCAAGCTGATCTCCTCAATGGCGCAGTGCGGGCAATCAAACTTGCCAAGCACATAGCCACCGTCGAGAATGACTGTTGTTTCACCGTTTGTAGTTGAGTGAATAACGCCTGATACTTTCTTCTCGCAGTTGAATGCAGCCACTTCTTTATTCACTGCTTTCAGGTTCATTTCGATTTTTACGATTTCCATAAAATCTCCAGTTGTTAAATTAAGGGTGTAAGAAGCCGCGCCAAATTAATGGCGAATTTTTCATTTCATATTTCAGGACTGCTATTTAACTTTCGTGCGCCATCTGGTCGTATTCAGCGCATTGCTTAGAGCAATATTCTTTTTCTTTCTGTGCCAGTTGCGAACCGTTGAGATAGAGCAAGGTGCTCTTTACTTCTGCGCCTTCTTCAACAGGCTTGTGGCAATAACCACATTCTTTTTTCATCACCTGTCCTTAAAGTGTTTTGGCAACTCTCCGTTAATGGCTGAGGCCATTCCCCAGACCGTTCAGATAAACTTCAACCAGCAAATCCTTGGTGTAAGTCATTTCTACGCCGCGATGCAGATACAAACGTCCGCGAGCGTTAGCTGATGCCGTCCAGGTTGAGTCTTTGTGTTTGACGAGCATCCCCGGCTGAACTGCGCCGCGGTTTACTGTCTGTGTACCGTAGTGCTGGTTTACCATGATTTCCTCTTGGCCTTATCGCGGCGAACGGAACGGTTAATACAAGACTTCAACGCATTTATTCAGTGTTTCAATGGGCGGTGGATGGCCGCCGGTTGTCATAACTTGAGCCACTCGTAAATGACTCCAGGTATGAAAAAGCCGCTGGTTAGGCGGCTATTGAGGTTCGCGCGGCTTGTGGTCGAATCGGTGCCACCCGTCAGTTAATTCAAATGGAGCATAACTTTCCCGGCGCTCAGCGAACCCAAGCTCAACAGACAGAGCGTGCAGCTCATGCCGACGCTTAATCTGTTCCATCGCAATCCAGTCAGCATCGGCATTGCGCTTTTGAGCTTGCTTCGGCGACAGGTCTAAACTGTTTATTTCACTTAGTTTCTGCTGACGCTTGATGTCCTGTTTCATATTGCGAAGCGCATTTATCATTGAGTCGATGCGCTTGATGTCGTCGATCATCCCCTTACCCTCTGTCGTTACCCGCTGATGCGGGAGAAATGCTTTGTGGTGCAGCGCCGGGTGCTTATCTTCCGGTTGCCGTCGATGCAGCTGCAATTCACTGCACTACAAAACATTCCAGTTATTGCCGGGGTATTTATCCGCGCCCGGCGCGCGCTTTCCCGCTATTCCCCAACAGCAAGAAATCGCTTACTCTTTAAGCTCCCCAACAGTAGAAAGGATATGTTCATGCAAACCATGCGGACCGTGTGCCCTGACTGCGGAAGTGAGATGTTCAACCAGCCCGATGATTTTGACTTTGAGACAAATTTCACCGGCGTCAGTTGTGCTGACTGTGGTCGCGAAATCACTAAGGACGATGTTGTCAATCAGGCCACGGACACGGTCAAAAAACAGATCGACGACATGCTCAGGAATTCCCTGAAAGGAGCTGGCTGGAAGTTCAAGTAACTTTAAAAGCTCCCCGGTCTGGGTAAGCACTTCGCTGGCGTCTACATTGAGCAGTAGTGGCGCCATTTTTTTATCTGACATATACACCCCTCTGATTGTTTACCGTCAGCCCCTCGCAAAGAGCTGCTGGTAAATCGTTTAGCCATAATTGCCGCTCTTCCTGAGCCCGCCTATGGTCCGACGCATGGTTTACTGTCGCGCCGTTCGACTGACCGAATCTCCACTTCGCCGCTGGCTAACTTCGCTCAGCTGTCGATGTTTCGTTTCGATGGGGTAAATTTAGCGTTATGCTAAATTATGCGCAATAGCAAAATGCTAAATTGTTGAATGGTTTTATTTAGCGTATTGATTAATAAGCGATTAAAAATTTACAGCGAAGGAATTCGGGACGTAAAAAAGCCCGCGCGATGGCGGGCTTGAGGGGTTTTGCGTGAGGTTATGGGATGTTTAGTATTTTGGCATCAACCACAACGCCGATGATTTTGCAGTTTCCATTAATTTCTAGCATTGGATATGCGGGGTTAAGGGGCTTTAGGAAGCGTCTGCCGGCATCGATTACAAGCTTCTTAAAGGTCGCTTCGTTATCGCCTTCTAGCTTCGCGACAACCAGCTTTCCGTTGCGCGGCTCGACTTCAGGATCAACAAGTATCGCTGCTCCCTCGGGTATGCTCAGTCCAGCCGGGGAGGTCATAGAATCCCCTTTAACGTCCAGCCAGAATGAATCTTCTGAGCAGTCAACAGTCGTGTCATACCAGCGATCTATCGCTCTTCGGTGATAAGGTTCTACAGCTTCCATCCATTGCCCCGCGCTTACCCAGCTGATTACAGGATAACTTCCTTTTGTCTCGTTCAGTCCTCGAAATGCAACGTTCGAAGGTTCTTCACTGGCGTGTAAAACATCCATCCAGCCAAAAGGCAGATCAAGCGCAGTTTCAATTTTGCGAGCCATCTTATCGCCGATATTGCGATGAGGGTTTGGTCCCAGTAGCTGGCTAAGCGCAGCCGGACTTGTCTCGATGAGCTCGGCAAACTGCGCTTTGGTCATTCCAGACTCGTGCTGACGCTTCTCGTACAGCGCTTCCAGGTTGGCTTTTCTGATTTCTTTATTTTCCATACCTGCATTGTTACTGCTTTTAGCAAAATGATAAATGTGCAAATTGCTAAATGATGCTTGCGTAGTATTTAGCATAACGCTAAACTCCAAATCAAACGACTCACCCGGAGACACCAATGAGCACTGAACTACACCGCTGGCGCAAGGCCGCCACTACCGACGAATGGGCGCAGCTCGCAAAGTTGGCTAACACGACGCCAGGTTACCTGGACCAGATCGCCTACGGAAATCGCCGGGCATCTCCAGAAATGGCATCTGCTATCGAGAAAGGCACGAAGAATTTTCACCGCCAGGCTCCGGTCCTAAAAGAAAGCCTGGTATTCGCATCGCCGCGTGATACTGCGGCCTAACCACGAAAGGGAAAGCAATGCATTCACTTACGTATCACGAGAATAACGGATTCAATGCGAATCCGATGATTTCGATAAATCAAAGCGTTCCGCGCAATAACAGTAAGCTGACCAGGATCCGCGAAGCTGTTCGCGCCTGGCAGAAGGCAACGCCCGGACAGGCTCAGGTTCACATTTCGCAACTGGTAGCAAAGGAGTGGCTGGCGCGCGGCGGTCGTGGATTGCTGCTGGCCGGTTCTGAGCACAACACCAAGCAGAACTTCTTCCGGATGATTAAAGACCCGGGACCTAAGAACGATAAAGGCCTGGTGCTACTGATCCCCGTCATTGTTGATGTGATGGCTCGGGATAACGAGCAGGTGGCCCGTCAGTTCGGTCTGGTGAAAGGCAAGACGAAAGAGGAGTTGATTGCGGAGGCCATGAAAGAGTGCACTGAAGCGCATCAGGCGAAGTTACTTGGTCAGCCGATACAACGCCTTGAGAAAGAGGTGAGAGAAGCTGCTGAAGCACTGCTGCGCTTCCTGCCAACTGAATCAATCGCTGCGGTGGTGACAAGTCTGGCCGCCATGGCGCCGGGAGTTATGTGATGGGAAGTATCAAAAAGGCGAAAGCCCCTCTGCGCGAACAGAAAGGGCTCTCAGGTGTAAAAGCGGATAGCAATTACGAGGTCAATTCTAATGGCAAAGCGTAAGAAGTACCAGGAAAAAGAGGAGCGCCGCCACCCGGACTCTCCTGATGGGATTGTGGTTGCAGCATCAAAGAACAGGTCATTTGCCGAACGTTTCGTCGGCGTGGCTCGTCTCGCACTAATCGCAGCAGGAGTGAAGCATGGGCGTCGTTAGGTTAGCAGATCGGAACGGAGGCGCGTATTCCTCCAGGAGCTCTCGCGTGGATAACAGGAAGCAGGGCCACTTTGCCTTGTTCAGAAGCGCTCTCACGGCACCGTGGTCAAAGGATACGGCTAAGTTAGCCCTGTGGGTGCGCCTGCTTGGTGAAGCTCGCTTTAAGCCGGGCAGCGTTGAATTTGCTGGCCGAGAATGGATGCTTGGAGCGGGGCAGTTAGTCACCACCACCGCCATCATGGCAAGAAAACTTCGCGATCAGGACGGCAATGAGAAGAGTGCAAAAGCCGTTGAGCGAATGCTGAATTTCTTCTGCCGGGAAGGGATGTTAAGCACCAAAGGAACACCATTCGGAACCGTGATTACCATCACAAATTACTGTGAATATCAGGGCATTTCAGGCGTCGAAGGTAATGACGAACCACCCGTCGAGCCTAAACCCAGTGCTGGCGCGGTCTTGAAGCTTGTGCACGTCGAGGGGGGTGACGAACCACCCGTCGAACAGAACAAGAATGGAGTTAACAAGAATAATAAACCCCCCCTTACCCCCCAGGGGGAAAAATCGCTCGCTCAGGATGTGATGGATTACTTCAACGAGCTGACAGGAAGCCGCTGCGCTGCCTTAGCGCCTTTCGAAAAAGCGCTTACCACCGTGAAGAGCAAAGACCAGTGCTACACCGCTGAAGAGCTGAAACTCGTTATCCGCTGGGCCCATGTGAACTGGGGTCACAGCTTCAAGCCAGAGAACCTGTGCCGTATGACCCGCTTTGATGGATACCTGTCAGACGCCCTGATATGGGCAGATGGTCATGGCAGCAACCCGAAAGCCTGTCTGCACGAAGAGATCATCAAGCTCTGGAATGAAAAATTCCCTTCGAAGGCCGTTTCGCTGCATGAGTGGAACCGCCGCCGTCCGGCCTATCGAGACCTGGAAGCTGTGTGGAACGGCAAAACCACCCAGGGCAACTGGCGAGAACTGAAGCACATGGGAATGGCCTTCGAGCTGATTAGCAAGTCTTCCCTGTTCGCCACCAGAGGCGATCAGCCATGGCTGACACTCGACTGGATCCTGAATCCGAAGAACTGGGGATCTGTCTACGAGCAGGCCATCAACGAGCACCGTGAGCGCAAGGGAGTCAAAGCATGAGCCGTTTTATCGATTTGTACGTTGAGCAGGCCGTCATCGGCGGGATCATGCTCGCAGCGGGCCGCACAGACGGCGTTGACATGGCGACTGACGCGATTGAGGGGCTGACTGAGGACCACTTCACAGCAACGCCTCACAAGGTGGCTCTGCGGTCCTACAAACGCCTCAACGAGTCCGGGGAGAAGATAGACCTGCTGACGTTGACCAGCGACCTTGAACGGCTTGGCGCGCTGGAAAGTGCCGGGGGATTCGCTTACCTGGCTGAATGCAGCAAAAACACACCGTCGTTCGCGAACCTTGCCTCGTACTGCGAAAAGTTGCGGGAAATGCATCTCGGCCGCCGGATGACCCTGGCGCTACAGGTAGGGATCCAGAAGCTGTCCGAACCATCCAGTGAGGGTATCGCTGACATCATCGGCAACATACAGGCGGATATCTCTGGCATCGAGCACAACACCGACTACGGCACCGAGCACATCACCACCGGGATCGACATGTCCCTCGAGACTATCCAGTCGATTATCAGCGGCGATATCTGGAAGCACAAAACCGAGCTGGGCATGGCAACCATCGACAGCGCATTCGGCGGGTTCAACAACACCGATTTCATCGTTGTCGGCGGGCGCCCTGGCATGGGGAAAACTATGTTCAGCACCACCGTGACCGAGACAGTCGGCCTGAAAAACAAAAAGCCGGTGCTGTTCTTCAGTCTCGAGATGCCAGTGGAACAAATCTCTGAGCGAGTCGCGTTCCACCGGGCCCGGGTGAGCAAAGAGGATTTACTCAGCAAGCAGAGCGGCGTGATGGATGGTGCCTGGGGAAAGGTCGGCCACTGCATGAAGGATTTCATCGAAGCCCCGATCTATATCAACGACAAGCCATCCCTCAGCGTTCATCAGGTGCGAGCGGAAGCCAGGCGAATGAGCAAGAAACTGGGTGGACTTGGTGTGGTCATTGTCGATTACCTCCAGAAGATGCGCATGTCTGACCCTGAGAACATGAACCGCAGCGTAGGGGAGATCGCAACCGGCCTGAAAAACCTGGCGAAAGAGTTGCGTTGCCCGGTCATCGCACTGGCTCAGCTTAACCGTAAGGTCGAAGAACGTGCTAATAAGCGCCCGGTCGCAGCTGACCTCCGCGAGTCCGGTGTTATCGAGCAGGAAGCCGATGTGATTTTCATGATCTACCGGGATGAGAAATACAACCCGAACACAGAACTGAAAGGCATCACCGAAATCATCTGTGTGAAGTCCCGCCATGCGCCGGGGGCAGAAAAGACCTACCACTTCAGCAGCCGCTACTCAGGCCTGGACCCGGTAGATTTCACCTACAGCGGCCAGATGCAACAGGAGGCTGACTATGAGTGCTAAGACGATGAAAGGCAAACAGGCAATTCTGCGTTATCTCGAAACGCACCGGACCTTCACCGCGAAGGATGTGGCCACAGAGTGCGGCATGACCATCAACTGCATCACGAAGAACGCTATCGATCTGGAGCGGGCCCGCAAGATTGTCCGGGTGAGCAAGGTCTGGCGAACGGTGACTTATCGCCTGGCTACGCCGGAAGAGCAGGCTGGTACCGCGCGCAGCTGTACCAATGGAATATTTCAGGAGTGCCGCAACAGTCCGGCGATGAAGCGAGTATTGATGGTTTGGGGGAGGGTAGGGGTATGAAACAGAAATTTATCGAGTGGTTTACCAAGAACAACAACGGCTGCTCGCCAGCGATGGAAGACGACAGAAGCTTTGTGTACGAGATGACGCAGCACATGTTCGAAGCGTACCAGGCTGGCGTGGCTGAAGGTGAAGCCAGATGCGCGGCGCTGGCTGCGGAGAATGCGGGGCTGAAGTCGGTGTGTGAAGACCGTCGCACGTTCATCATGAATGGGGTGCAGCTGGGTTATATCCAGGTTCCGACAGTGGAAACAGACCCGGCACTTGAAACCATTCGCGTTGCTGTGTCACCACAAGAACCAACCCCTGCTACAGATGCTTTCCTGGCTGAAGTGCGTGCGCAGGGCCTCAACGCTTTCATCCAGCATCGCAGTGCAGAACTGGATGCGCATATTAAAAACGGTGGTGAGCAGTTCGACGAAAAATCAGTACGCATCAGAGACATCATCGTCTCAGCCCGCTTGTTCAGGGAGCAGATTCGCAAGGAGGCCGCCCAATGACCAACATCGACAAATTGAAAGCAGCCGCGGCTAAAGCGGTCGATAACTTCGACCCGAATATGTTCGTGGAAACTCGCGACGTGCTGGCGCTGCTGGATGAGCTGGAAGCCAAAGACAGAAAAATTCTCAAGCTGGAAAAGCTGGCAGAGGCTGAATCTGTAGGCGCAGATAAAGCTGCGGCATCTGGTGTTGAATGGATGAAACGATGCCTGGCCGCAGAGAAGCGCATAGCAGAGCAAAACAAAACTCTTATGGCGTCGCGCAGTTACGTTAAATCACACGCTGCTGGTGATGGTCATGCGTTTGGGGTGCTTCAGGCAATCGACCGCGCAGCTGGCATTGGCGTGAAGGGGGAGTGAGATGACAAAAATATTCCGGAAGAATTACCCGCGCCAAAGCCGGGTTAAAGAGGCTCTATTTTTCCTTCTCTTTCTTATTTTAATGATTCCAATATCACCGATAGTCCTCATCTGGTTAGCAGGAGAACAGGCAGAAAAGATAGCTGAGTGGTATAGCTCCATCGTATGGGGGCCATTTAACAAACTGCACAACAAATTAAATCCGTACAGGGAGGACTAACCCATGAGCCCTATTACCAAAGAATTCACCAAAGAGCAGTTACAGCAAATTATCGAAACTGACCACGTTCAATGCGGTGAGGCTTCTTCGCTGGCGCGTATCGCGCTGGCATCGCTCGAAGCGGAGCCTGTGTGCGTAATCGACCAGTCCAATCTTGATTATCTCAAATCTGGCTCTGATGCAGACGTATGGCCTGCGTTCAGAGTAGAGATGGGTGATGTTCTTCTGTATCGCTCTGCCACGCCAGCGCCGGTATCTGTGCCCGCTGCGATGGAAATGGATGATGACTTTGACAGCGCGTTTGAACACGGAAAAGCTGTCGGCTGGAACGCCTATCGCGCCGCCATGCTTCAGGCCGAACCTGTAAGTAATAGTGATGAGTTACCGCTGGACTATCTGCAAGGACACAAAGACGGCCTGGAGTGGGCTGCACAATTGGCAGAAGCCAATCATCCGCAAACAGGTGACTGGTTGTACGATGACCCAATCGATCTTGCCAGGGCGATTCGCAAAGGTCCGGATATGCCTACTGTTCAGGGTGGCAACTCTCCGGTGATTCCTGATGACGTACGCCGCATGGACTGGCTGGTATCGAAAACCGTTGATGTTCGTGAGCCTATGGTTTACGGAAGCCATAGCCTTTTCTGGTCGCAGACCATCACGGATGAAGAGGATGATTATCACGCGACTAAATTACGCGAGCAAATCGATGCGGCTATGGCAGCTGAGCAGGCAGCAGCACCGCAGCAGGAGGCCGAATGAACGATTTCGTTAAGCGAATTCAGCGTCTTGAGGCGGAGCGTGGTAAGACCATCACCACTGAGGTGGAGCTTGTCTCTTACGTCAAAGAGCGCAGCACTGGAAGCTCTGAGGCTCGTTACTACGTTAAGCACAGCAACCAACAGACGGTGCTTGAGCAGGGAATGGTGATAAACAGAGATGGGTTTGGTAATCATCAAGCCAGCATCATCATCACTGATTTTCCGGGGCAGAAAACTCCGGAAGACGCGGCGCTCAAACTGGCTGATTGGTTAAAGCGCCTAGGAGAGTCCATCGAGGCTAATTTCAAAAAGCCAGAGGTGGATGATGCCTAACCCATTCGACGCATAACTAAACGTCAAGCAACGTTTGATAAAACACTATCAACGAGCCATAATAAATCTGCCAGCGGCCTGAACAACCCTGGCAGACTTCTTCGCATTTAAGGGGACTTAAATGCGACCACAATATGAACTTCTCACCTTGTCACAGATGCAGAAATGCACCTGCGATTTTCTGTATTCTGCGTTACCTCTCGGAGGTGGCGTATGAAACAGCCTGTTTTCTACCTCCGCGACGAACGCGTTCGCGATAACCTCATCGACTACATCAGGAAGCTGCCCGTTAACGACGCTCTGCCGCTCGTGGTGAAGTTTTCTGAGGCTGACCGCACTCTCGCCCAAAACGACCTCTTCCACGCTCTCTGTGGCGATACAGCGAAGCAATTGCAATGGGCTGGCAAGTCGCGCGACCTCGCTTCATGGAAAGTCCTGTATGTCTCAGGCCATGCCATTGCCACCGGTAAGCCTGGTGAAGTGGTGCCGGGTCTGGAAGGGGAGTTCTGCGCCATCCGGGAAAGCACTGCGAAGATGGGCATCCGTCGCATGACCAGTCTCATCGAATACAGCCAGGCATTTGCTGTGCAAAACGGCGTGCAACTCCGTGAAGTTCGCTACTCAGGTGATTACTTCGGGAGGGTTGCGTAATGGCTAGCCCTCTCGCTCGCGTCATCACAAACGAAATCTTCCGCGTTCCGGTGCGCCGCAAGCGTAAGCCAGCGATTAAGCCGTCCGACATTCCGACCCTGAAAGATTACACCGCCCGCCTGGTGGATCAGAAATGGCTGCGTCTCGCGGCTCGGAGGAATCATGCGTAAACCAACCCGTCGAACCTGCAAGGTCTGCAAAGAGAAATTCACCGCTACCTTCGACAACGTCTGGTGGTGCTGTCCTGAGCATGGCGCCATCTACGCGCTGGATTTGAGGGCAAAGCAGAAGGTGAAAGAGGCCGCTAAGCGTATCAGTGAACAGAAAGAGGCAGAGAAGGCAGGGCGAAAACGCCGACAAGAAAAGCGCGAGTCACTAAAGTCTAAATCCCAGTGGGATAAGGAGGCTCAATCGGCCTTCAACCGCTACATCCGGATCCGGGACGAGGGGAAAGAATGCGTCAGCTGCGGCAATCCGCTCCTCGGCAAATGCAATTACCTCACTGGTAGCGCCATTGATGCCAGTCATTACCGTTCGCGCGGAGCTGCATCACACCTCAAATTCAACGTGTTTAACGTCCACTCAGCCTGCACCCGCTGCAACCGCCAGTTGAGCGGCAATGCCGTTGAATACCGCATTCACCTGATTGAACGCATTGGCCAGGATCGCGTAGAGCGCCTTGAGGCTGATAACGAGCCGCGCCGGTTCGATATTCCCTACCTGCAGCGCATCAAATCCATATTCACCCGCAGAGCCCGCGCGCTGGAGAAGCGCCGTGCTCGCCATCAGGAGGCCGCATGAAATTATTTACTCCAGTTGAGGCGAGAAGATTTGTTGCCAGTACCTGGTACGAAACTACGGATCTTTCAAAAAGAGAAAAGCTTTATGCGAAAGCGCGTGAGCTGATAAGCGGCGATCGTGCGGAGATTATCTGTCAAACAAATAACCCAGAGTACCGAAAGTCAGCACGTGAATGGTGGAAATATGACCATGGCTGATTTTGAGCGATACCAAGCAGAAAGCGTTAAGCGCGCCAGCATGCCGCCAATAGTAAAGCACAGCCAGACCAAAACCCACCAGCCACAGAAGGAAGCCGCATAATGAAACTGGAATTAACCAACGACCAGCATCAATGGGTAGACCAGTGGCTCCAGTTGTGGGGCGCATGGTGCCAGACCGGCAAGATTGATAAAGCGATGATCAACATGATTGCCAGATTCATGGCTACCGTCGAGCCCCAGCAAGCATCACGGCCGGTATGTAGTGATGATGACGGAATGCTCATTGATGCTGTCATTCGCCACTACCTGAAGAATGTGGATGAAAATGCCTGGCGGGTTATCTTCGCCTACTATGTCTGCAACTCCAGCGAGATCCGAATTGCATCATGGCAGCATGCAGTAAGTAAGCCTCGCCTTATGAAGACGCGTGGCGGCAATCAGTACAAACACCCAAGCATCTCGACAATCCGTAGAGAGGTGAAGCAAATCATCAATGCTTCATTGTTCTGTTTATACCAACCGCTTCAAAATGCGTTTAACGATCGCGAAAATGTGAGGAAAATTGCAAATAAATCACACAACGTGCTTGCAATTTAATGAACAAATGAGCAAACTAATTCGTATATGTTGCCATTGTTGTGTGTGACATGAATGAATACCAAGCCTCGCCATCGTGCGGGGCTTTTTATTTGCCTGTAGCTCAGAGGAAAGAGCAACCGCCTTCTAAGCGGTTGGTCGCTGGTTCGAATCCAGCCAGGCGAGCCAAACCCAGCCAGGGTATTTACGGCCAGAGAGCCGACATTGCCTTACCCTCACATTGCCAGCCTGTCGCTGGCTTCTTTATTTTCAGGCTCCGGGAACCATCATCGACATGCCTTCTTGTTAAATCGTCCCGAGGGCCTGAACCAACTACACACGGAATAAATATGTCTGAGACCTTCACTATCGTAGGCGTTGGTCTTACATCGTCATCAGTCGGTGTAACCTTTGCCACGCTGTTTCCGGAGGCGACTCCAGCAGTGATGCTCGGTTCACTCGCCGGAACGGCGCTATACGTTCTGACCTCAGATCCCCATCAACTCTGGAAGCAGGCTATCTTTGCGCTGATATCGTTTATCAGTGGCGTGTTCTTCTCCGTCCCCATGGCGAAAATCATGGCCGGAATCATCAACACGCCGTTAAGCCTGATGAAGCCACCGGCCAGCATTGAGGTATCGCCCGCTGTCGGTGCAATTGTCACTGCTTCCATTTCCGTGGCAGTCCTGCTGCGTATTCTCCGCAAATCCAAAAGCGGGAAGATGCCGGGGCTGGGGGAGGAAGATAAATGACATGGCAGCTTCTTCTGATGGATGCAAACGCCATAGTTTGCCTTTTAATCATGGTCAGGCTGATGTTTTTCCGGAAAGAGGGAAAGCGTCATCGCCTGAGTGTCGCGGTGCTGGCCTATCTGGTCATTCTTGCCGCCGGATTCAACGCCTTCAACATTCTGCTCGGCCACTACGTACAGGTTAACCTCGGCGATCTGCTGCTTAACTCCGTCATCTGCATGGCGGTGTGGCTGGCGCGCGGAAACCTGGCGAAGGTCGTCATTACGGAATAGCCATGACCAAAGACGATATCTTTAACACCATTCTCGGCAAAGAGGGTGGTTATGTTGATCACCCGAACGATAAGGGCGGCCCAACGAACTGGGGAATTACTCAGGCAACTGCCCGCGCGCATGGTTATACCGGTGATATGCGAAACCTTACACGTGAGCAGGCTCTGGCGATCCTTGAGTCTGATTACTGGTATGGCCCGCGCTTTGACCAGGTGGCGGAAGTATCACCTTCCATTGCCGCCGAGCTTTGTGATACCGGTGTGAACATGGGGCCATCGGTGCAGGTTAAATGGTTCCAGCGCTGGCTGAACGTTTTCAATAACCAGCAGCAGTTCTATCCAGATCTGATCACCGACGGGCAAATCGGCCCACGTAGTATCAGCGCGCTAAAGTCCTACCTAGCGAAACGCGGAGCCGAAGGCGAAGGCGTATTGCTCCGAGCCCTGAACTGCAGCCAGGGCCAGCGATACCTCGAGCTGGCAGAGCAGCGCCCGGCTAACGAGTCATTCGCGTATGGCTGGATCCGGGAACGCGTAAGCCTATGACCAAACTGAAAGCCATCCTGGCGTTTATCATCACTGCTGTGTTGGTGGTTCTGGGCGCTTTTGGCCTCGGCAGCATGCGTGGACGGGAGAAGGCCGAAACCAAAGCCGATAAGCAGCGAACCGACGAGAACGCCGCAGCCACCAAAGCAGCTGCAGAACGACGCGTTGAAGTAACCAAGGAGGCCAGCAATGTTCAGCAGACAGTTAGCCATATGCCTGATGACGATGTTGATCGTGAGCTGCGCGCAAACTGGACCCGCAAAGGTTGAGGTAATCGACACCGGCTGCGACTGGGTCAACGTCATTCGCCTCACTGAGCACGACATCGAAGTGATGGATCGCCAGACGAAGAAAGATGTGCTGGCACATAACAAATCGGTGCAGGCGAACTGCCAACCGAGTGAATACCGGGCCTTACAAACGCGGCCTGAGTGAAACAGAAACAATAAAGCGAGGTGCTTTCCCCATGAAAAAAGAAGACCGTGGTTTTATCTCGGTTACTAACTCAATCAGCGAAGTAAAAAACCTCTTCCTGGGAAATGAAATCCCGCAAGAAGGTGAGGTGCTTGAACTGGTGGTTGTCAAAAGCGAAACCACCGATGACTCATGTGCATTGGTGCTTAAGCTGCGTTCAGTTCAAAAATAAGACGAACTGATTGACAAATTGAGTATTTCACGTGTGAATTGATGTAACTCATCGATTACTCTGGTGTATGAATTCATTATGAATTTCCACTCATCAGTATCGGAGAATATCGATGCATCAACACATAGCAAACGCCACGTTTCAGGTCATCGCAGGTGACTCAAGTGGCAGTGGTTTTAGCTTCATCCGTGAAGATTTAGTTGTCACTAATTACCATGTTATAGAGTCATGCTTTAATCTAGAAACCAGAAGTCAAACCCATAGCATCATCCTGAAAACGGAAGCTAATGAGCAAATTGCAGCTGGGATTGTCTACTTTGACCACGGTAATGATTTTGTCATCATGAAACTGCTTTCAGCACTGCCCACAGGTAGAGTTGTTCTTCAGCCTTCCGTTGGTTTTTCACCCACCAGAGGCAAAAAAATTATCTTTGCCGGTTATCCACACGGAATACCGCAGTTGCTGACAAATGAAGCAATTATCTCAGCACCTATGGAGTTAGGCAGATTCGCAATTGATGGTATGGTCAATGGTGGTAATTCTGGCGGGCCAATTATAGATCGAGCCTCTGGCGAACTGGTGGGTGTCGTCACTCGGCGTAGATATCTTATGGGCGATCAAGCTGATGCTTTCAGTGAGGAGATTGAAAATTTGCGCCAATATCTTGCTGCAGCAAGCCAACATGGAAGTGTAGCAATAATGGGTGTCAATTTCGGCCAGATGGCAGATATGTTCGGTAGATCGCTACAGATAGTTTCAGATATGATGTTGCTTAACGCTAATTCTGGCATCGGAATAGGATTCTCAATGCAGCCTATCATTGACGCCCTTAGCACCATCCCAACAGAATAAACGTTCATCATGTGAGCGGTCACAAGATAAAGCCTCGCATCAACGAGGCTTTAGGACAAATTCAGGGGAATTCATATCCTTAATCTTTTATTACTTCAAATTCTATCGTATCCCCCAAGGACTCCGTCATTACAGCGCACTTTATGACTGTAGTGCGCGAATTGGCTTCATTATCTACGAGTGCCTTTCGGAATATCGCTGAAAACTTGCTGATCACGTCATTTCTTTGATCTCTAAAATTCGATCCTTCAATACGGATCAAGCCTTTGATGGCCGTTTCTAAGTCTTCTAGCTTTTGCCAATAAGTGAATGGTCTTGCTGCATTCTCGCTAAAAGTCTCCAGTTCACTCAATTTCTTAAGCTTGCCGATGTCGACGCGAACAGCATCGGATATTTCTTTCGCTCTATGAGTATTCCCAACTTTGTTTACAGAGTATGTAAGTAAAAAGTATTCATGCAGCATCATTTGTTCCATTAATGAGATTGATACTAAAAAATTGGGACAAAAAGTCATTATTCAATAGTAAGTTAAAAATTTTTCCAGCCATTTAAATCGGCGGATCGCTAAAGTCTTATCTATAGGAGCAGTATCATGAGCAAACCGGACTGGGAGGCTATTGAATCGGCTTACCGGGCCGGAGTGATGTCCCTTCGCGAAATAGCATCGCAGCATGGCATCAGCGAAGGTGCTATCCGTAAGCGTGCCAAGCGTGATGAATGGTCACGTGACCTCAACGCGAAGGTGAAAGAGCGCGCTGACGATCTGGTACGCAAAGCCGAGGTACGCAAGCAGGTACGCAGCGAAACGGTACTTTCTGAGCGCGTACTAATCGAGGCCACTGCCGAGGTAATTGCCACAGTACGCATGGAGCACCGCGGCGACATCCGCCGGGCGAGGACTCTTGCGAACGCACTGTTTGATGAGCTCGAGGCTGAGTGCGCAGACGTTGAGGCGCTGCGTACCTTGGGCCAAATGATGCTGTGTCCAGATGAGAACGGGCGTGACCGGCTGAACGAGCTTTACCATGCCATCATCAGCATGCCCGAGCGCGTGAAGTCGATGAAAGCGCTGAGCGAGACGTTGAAGAATCTGATTGGCCTCGAGCGGCAGGCCTACAGCATGGACGAAGGCGAAAAAGATAAGGTCGTTGACGCGCTGTCTGACCTGATGGATTCGCTCTCTCAGGGGGCGTAATGAAACCTGAGCACCTCAAGCTTCTGGCTGATAAAGACTGGCGGCTGAACAATCTCTACTGGATCACTGACAAAGAGGGTAAGCCCACGCGCTTCAGGATGACGCCTGAGCAGCGGGAATATTTCGAGGGGATCCATACCCGCAACATCATCCTGAAAGCCCGGCAGCTCGGTTTCACCACCGAGGTGTGCATCATCCAGCTGGACGCGGCGCTGTTCGAGTCGGCGAAGTGCGCGCTGATTGCCCACACCCTGAACGACGCCAAGCGCCTGTTCCGTGAAAAGGTGAAGTACGCCTACGACAAGCTGCCCAAAGAAATCAGGGCTGCGAACCCGGCAAGTAACGACTCTTCTGGTGAGCTGGTGTTTAAAAAGGGCGGATCGCTCTACGTCAGCACCTCATTTCGTGGTGGTACGCTGCGTTACCTGCATGTTTCCGAGTTCGGCAAGATATGCGCCAAGTATCCGGACAAAGCTCGTGAGATCGTCACTGGTGCGTTTGAAGCGGTGTCGACAGGATGCTTCGCCACTATTGAGAGTACGGCGGAGGGCCGGGCGGGATACTTCTTCGATTACTGCCAGACCGCCGAGAGAGCATTGCTTCAGGGCAAACCGCTATCCGCGCTGGACTGGAAGTTTTTCTTCTTCTCATGGTGGAAGAATCCGCAGTACGCAATCGACCCGTTAGAGCCGCTACCGCAGCGTCTGGTTGATTACTTCGCCGAGATGAAGGCTAAGCACGGAGTTGTCGTAAACAACCGCCAGAAGGCCTGGTACTACGCCAAAGAGAAAACGCTCGGCGACGACATGAAGCGCGAGTACCCGACCATCCCGGCCGAGGCATTCCAGCAGTCGGTCGAAGGCGCGTACTACGCCAAGCAGTTCCGCTGGCTCTACACCAATAAGCGGATCGGCCAGATTCCGGATAACTCACACCTCCCGGTTCACACGTTCTGGGATATCGGCGTGGGCGACTCCACGGCTATCTGGTTCGTTCGTGAGGTTGGCGAAGAGTTCCACATCATCGACTACTACGAAAACTCAGGCGAGGGCCTGCGGCACTACATGAAGGTGCTGAAAGACCGCGGGTATACCTACGGTGAGCACTGGGGGCCGCACGATATCGAGAACCGCGAGTTTGCCGCTGATGCGAAATCCCGCAAAGAGCTGGCGCGCGAAGGTTACGAAATCGATGGTCAGATGTACTCGCTGAATTTCAAAGTGGTGCCGAAAGCCGGCATCGATACCGGCATCGAGTCGGCGCGTGAAATCCTCCCGAAATGCGTATTCGACGAGGAGAAATGCTCGGAAGGCATCTCTCACCTTGAGGGCTACCGGAAAGAGTGGGACGACAAACGCGGCTGCTGGAAAGACAAACCTCTCCATGACGCCACCTCACACGGTGCTGACGGCTTCCGTTACTTCGCAGTGACGAAGAACAACCGCAAGCAGGTCGGCGCAGTATTCTTCTAAGGAGCATCGCCAGTGAGCGAACAAGATAACGGCCTCAAACTGGCTGTGAACAACCTCGCCACTGAAATGAGGCGAGCGAATTACCTGAATGCCATCGGCATTGGGGGCGGCAACACGAAGCGCCCGACGCTCTATCAGGAGTTTGGCTACCCGCGCACGATCACGTTCAACGACTTCTACAACATGTACCGCCGCAATGCCGCCGGGTTCGCTGTGGTGCACCGCCTGCTGGATGGGTGCTGGCAGGATTACCCGGTCATCATCGACGGTGACGAGACGGAAGAAGCGAAAGAGACCAATCAGTGGGAAAAGAAAGTCACCCGCTTCATGAAAAAGCTGTGGTCGAAGGTTAAAGACGCCGATCGCCGCAATATGGTTGGACGTTACTCCGCTCTGTTGTTGCAGGTGAAAGACAATAACCCCTGGAGCGAGCCAGTCGACATCAAGCTGGTGAAATCCCTCGGTGAGTCTGCGCTGGTGAAGCTGATCCCGGTATGGGAGCCGCAACTAACCGTCGCTGACTGGGATAACGACCGCCTCTCGTCCACCTTCGGCCAGCCGTTGATGTTCAACTTCAACGAACAGCCGGTGGGCGATGACCAATTTGTCGGGCCGATGCGAGGTGAGCCTGTGCACCCAAGCCGGGTGATCCTTTTCTGTGAAGGTTCAGAGGATGAAAATGTCCTGTCTGGCATCCCGCTGCTTGAGGCCGGCTATAACAAAGGACTGGACCTCGAAAAAGTATCAGGTGGCGGAGCCGAGGGTTTCCTGAAGAACGCCAGCCGCCAGATCGCGGTTGAGTTCAGCAAAGATACGGACATGGCCACACTTGCCAGCCAGGCAAAGGCAGCTGGTTATGACGATCTCGGCCAGGCGATGGGCGACAAGGTCAACAAACTGAACCGCGGGACCGACGCCGCCGCTGTCATGCAGGCCGGGCAGATGCGGGTGCTCAGCGTGACGCCGGGTGACCCGGGGCCGACGTGGGAGGTTACTGCGAACGAACTGGCCGCCTCCGTGCAGATCCCATTCACCATCCTGTTTGGGCAACAGACCGGACGCCTGGCGAGCGACGAGGACAAAACCGACTGGGCCATTCGGCGCAACACGCGACGTAACACTTTCCTGACCGACCGAATCACCGCGCTACTCGAGCGCTTCTGGACGCTGGGCATCATTGACCCGCCAACAAATGGCGAAGTCACTATCCAGTGGAGCGATCTGCTGGCGCCCGGCGAGAAAGAGAAAATCGAGAACATGTCCAAGCTGGCTGATGTCGTCCAGAAAACAACTGGCATGTATGGCGGTGAAGCGCCGTTGACTATCAACGAACTGCGACAGGTAATCGGGCTTGAGCCATTACCTGAGCCCAAAGAACCGCCGAACCCGGACGATAAGGTGACAACCGATGATCCACTGGCCGATGACACCCGAACAGAAGGAGAAGGTGGGCCTGCCGATAGTTCCGCGCAGCAAGGTTGACCCGACGCGATCGGCAAAACAGGTCAGCGCGATGTTCCGGGATATCGAAGAGCGTTATCTCGGCATTAAGCGCGCCATTAAAGTCCTGTTCGACCAGCGCCTGACCGGGCGAGAGCGAGATGTTAACAGCCACAACTGGCACTTCCTGTGTCACGTCAACGGTGAAGATCAGAGGCTCTACCAGGTCAACGCTGGGAAGTTCATCTACGACATGACGCCGCAGGAACTGGCGGAGCTGCTGGAGGCTGTGCAGGGCATCCTGGATGACTATCTGCTGGACGGTGGGGAGAACAATCAGTGGGCGATGGATTACATCGTCGCTGAGGCGCAGCGCGGCACGCTGGAGGCGTTTAACAACCTATCGCAGCAGTCGCAGGTATACGCCAACCAGACGACGCTACAGCAGCTTTTAAGCAGCCCCGGTTATCAAAACCAGATTGCCTCCGCCAGGCTGACAACGTTCAGCGACTGGAAGGCTATTAGCGATGCCGCCCGGGCAGACCTGACAGGCATTATCGCCGACGCGGTGGCACGTGGGGTTAACCCGAGGGAAACGGCCAGCGTTATCAGTAAGCGCCTTGACGTGTCGATGAGCCGGGCAAAGTCGATTGCCCAGACCGAACAGGTCGGCGCGCTGCGGCGGGCGCAATGGAACGAAACGGACTGGGCAGCTGACCGGCTGGGGCTGAATACCGGTCTTCTGTGGCTGTCAGCGCTCAAGCCAACGACGCGCAGCTGGCACGCCAGCCGTCATGGCAAGGTTTACACAACCGAAGAGGTGCGAGACTTCTACGCTGTAAACGGGAACCGGTACAACTGCTACTGCAGCCAGATCCCAGTGCTGCTCAGTGACGACGGCAGCATTTTCAATGAAGGGCTGGGAGATAAGCTGGCGAAAGAACGCAAGCAGTGGCAATCTGGATGAGGAGTACACATAACGGAGTAACCTCATGGAAAATCAAGTAGAAAAAGAAATTTCAGAAGCTCAATCACATGGTCTTGTTGATGCGTCAATCTTGCACTTAGTTCTCTGCGCAAATTGCGGTTTGGGGGTTGATGTTACGATCGTTACTGGGGGGCAAGTTATTGCCGGAGAGTTAGTCTCGGGTAAGATTTTCGCTGAGACAACCGCAGCTAACTATCGTAATGCTAATGCTGCAGAAGAGTACCGAGAGTTGCTTGCGAAATTCTTCGACGATTTAGCCCTTGATTACAACACAGAGAATGGCAATAAAATCCCGCTAAATTATTTACATATCAAAAACCCGGCATATCTAAAAGGTGATGGTAGCTGGTTTACAATTACTGACTCAATCATCAGAGTTGACATAAGCAAGGTTGACGGATTTTCCCCTGGGAAGACCAAGACGATTTAAATTAACAAGGTCGCTTCAGCGGCCTTTTTTATTGCCTGAAATCTACAAATGAGGACGCAACGTGAAGCTATCCAGCATCCACGTTAAATCCCTCGCCATCAACGCCTCCAACATCTCAACGACAACCATCAACGGGCAAGAACACTACGTCATTCGTGGTGCGGTTCCGATCGTCGATGACATCGTAATGAACGGTGGGCTCTATCCGGCTGAGGAGATTAACAACAGCTACCAGACGATGGAAGGCAAGCTGATGCCGCTGCCGCACCCGATGGTAGATGGCAAGTATGTCAGCGCCAACGATCCGCGCGCTATCAACGCTTATCACGTTGGAGCCTGGGCTCAGAACGTCAGCAAATCCGGCGATCAGGTCGTCATGGACGTTTACATCAACAAGGCTGTTGCTGAGACGAAACCTGATGGCAAGCGCCTGATTAACCGCCTCGACGAGATGATCGCCGGCACCAACACCGACCCGATTCACCTCTCTACCGGCCTTCTCACCAACAAAGAGAAGAAGTCGGGCGAGTCGAAGGAGAAAAAGTACACCTGGATCGCCCGCAACATGCAGTTCGACCACATTGCCATCCTGCTGGATGAACCGGGAGCCGGAACGCCGGAAGAGGGCGTCGGCATGTTCGTGAACGCTGACGGTCAGGAAGGTGAGGTCGAAACTGCCAGCCTCATCGACGCGGCAAACAGCCTCAAAGACGGGCTGGTGAATAAGGTGAAGTTCTTCCTCACCCACAACTCCGACGCCTCCTTCGACGAAATCTACCAGATGCTGCGAGAGGCCATCCGCGCGCCGTCCGGCAGTGATGTTTATCGCTATGTGGTGACCGTCTGGCCGGACAAATTCATTTACGAAGAGGGGTCGAAACTCTTCCAGCAAAAATACCTCATCGACGACAGCACAGTGACGCTGGTCGGCGATGCAGTCGAAGTCGTGCGCAAACCCACTGAGTACGAAGTCAAAACCAACGGAGAACAAAACCCGATGAAACAGAAGATGATCGCCGCGCTCAATGCCGCAGGCGTAACAACCGAGGGGCTGACCGACGATCAGGTCTGGGATGCCTACAACCAGCAGATGCAGAAGAAAGCCGGTGGCGGCGATCCGGCTGGCGCTCAGGTGAATACTGATGCCATTACCGCAGCGGTAAACGCTGCTCTCACTCCGCTGACCGACAAAATCAGCCACCTGGAAACGCAGCTGCAGGCCAATGCGGAAAAAGATATCACCGCGAAGCGCCAGGCGGTGAAAGCCAAGTTCCCGTTCATGACCGAAGCGGCGATCAACTCGCTGGCTGGCGACGCGCTGAACGATATGTTCTCGCAGTGCCAGACCAGCACCGGGCTGAACCCTGCATTCCAGGGTAACGGCGCACAAAGCGAAATCCTTACCATGGAGGCACCTGAATAATGGCACTCGTTCCTCGTTTCCATACCGTAATCGCGGGCCCGGCCCGCAAGAATGACCCGCAGGTCATCGAGGCCCTCATGGCCGCCTCTATTAAGCCAGGCTCACTGGTCATGCTGGACAGCGCCGGGAAACTGGCTGTTCACAACGTGGCTGGCGGTGCTGGCGTAGCACTGGCACTACAGCACAACTATATCGGTGGCGGAGATATCCGGGATTCTGTCCCTGCCGGGGATACCGGCGCAGCCATCATGTGCGAAGACGATGTCGATTATCACATGCTGGTTAAGGCCGGTGAGGTGCTGCTGGAAAACGAAGGCTTGGTTTCTGCCGGTGACGGTACGCTCGCCAAGTCAACCACTCCAGCAACAGACAAAGTCCTCTTCTACTCACGCGAGAAAATCACTGTCGGCGCTGAAGCGCAGCTTGTGAAAGTTCGCAAATCAGGGAAAGCAACCGCATGAGCATGATCGTTTTCAACAAAAAGCTGGTTACCGAACATAACCAGATTAAGCAGGCGTGGAATCAGCTGCTGATGCAGCGTGAAGCGTTCAACATCAACCAGAACACCATCACCGCCCAGTACAACGGCGCGCTGGAAGTTAACCAGGCCGCGCTGATTTCCAAAGACTACTGGCGCGAAGTGGACAACATCACCACCCGCGTTTTCCGCAATGACGAAGGCAACGGTCTGCTGGATGACCTGCTTGGGCTCGGTACGCCGATCTCTATCGGCAAAACCGCCGCTCTGTACCGCGTTTCCAGCGACGCCGGCAAGGTACATCGCACCCTGACTGGCCATGTGCCGGAAGAGCTGGATAAAGTCATCTACGACGAAGCAGGCGACCCGATCCCAATCTTCAACACCGGCTACAGCCGTGAATGGCGTGAATGGAACGGCATGCAGTCGGAAAACCTCGACGCGATGGCCGACGACCAGGAAGCGCACGTTGCAGCCATCCGTGAAGACATGGCTGACTACATGCTGTCTGGTGACGCGAAGGTGAAGGTGAAAGGCTACGTCGGCGCAGGTATCACCAACCACGCCAACACCAATCAGGTGGATCTGAGCGCGTCCGGTCTGAACATCGACCTGACCACCGCCAACCCTGACGAGATGGTCGCGTTCTTCACTGGCCCGTTCGCTAAGCTCCTGGACGATAACTACGTGCAGGAGAAGGTGAAGGTGTGGGTGTCGCCTGACATCATGCGCAACATGAGCAAACCGTATTCCTCCGCTGCCGGCTTCAAAGAAGGTACAGTGCTGGAGTACATCCTGCGCTACGGCCGCATCGAGTCTGTTAACCAGACCTTTAAGCTGACCGGTAACCACTTCATCGCGTACGTGCGCAACTCGCAGTACATCAAGACGCGTATCGCCGCGCCGGTGGGTACCTTCATGATCCCGCGCCAGAATCCGTTCGACAACTACAACACTCTGGTATGGAGTGCGGTAGGTCTGCAGATCAAACGCGATTTCAACGGTCGCTCGAAAGTGTTCAACGCACAGGGTTAAGGGGCTTCGGCCCCTTTTCTTCAGGAGAGAACATGCAAAAGTTAAGAATCGAAAAATCGGGCTGCTGGGGCACGATTGATGGTGTATTCCAGCAACTGCCTGTAGGTCATGAGTTCATTGCGGAATCCGTTCCGCCAGCGTTCGCAGGCCGGGTATCAGTCGTCGGTGAAGTCGGTGAGCAGGAGCTTGAGGTCGCCACGCCGGGCGATACTCCTGCAGAGCAGGCAGAGCAGGCAGAGCAGGCAGAGCAGGCAGAGCAGGCAGAAACCTCCTCTAAATCGAAGAAGGCGAAATAACCATGGCTGTAGTGCAGATAACGGCGGCGCAGGTTAAACAGCAGTTGGCTGCGCTTGGCTATACCACCGTTCCTGACTTCATGATCGACGCCTACCTGTGCAAGCTGGCGAAGATAGAACCCTGCCTGATTGCCGCCGGTTACGACGATTGCGATCTGATGCTCATCCAAGTGTACGCAGTCACCTTGATGGCTCTGACGGCGTACACGCAGCGGATTAAGTCGCAGGGTGCTCCGTCCGGTGCGTCCCGGTCGTTCGACTACAGCGACAGCGTGCTCAACATGCGTGACGCTCTGCTGGCGCTGGATACCTCCGGTTGCACGTCAGAGCTGCCCATCGATGTCGGGCAGAAGGTTGGGATGTTCCTCGTTGTTGGGGGCTGCTGATGACCTGGACACCCGTAAGCGTCCGGCTGCCGCGCTCATTCACTCGCATCTGGGTGCTGACCGACACCGGTCGGGAGACTACCGGCTACGTCAAATCGGATGGGGAGTGGTTCATTAACTGTGATCGCATCCGGGCTACTGGCGCGGTGGTGCTGCGCTGGAGGGAGGACTGATGTCGGCAACCGCGAATTGGAGTTACACCGCCAAAGCCACCATCTGGCGCAAGGGCGCAGGCGGCAGGGATGAGAACGGCGACCCCATAAACGGCTATGACGCGCCGGTAGTCATCATGGTCGATTATGAGGGCGGGCTGTCAAAGCGCATCGGCAACCTGGGCACTGAAATCGTAGTGAAAAATACCGTCTGGACGGAATACGCGCTGGCCGACGCCGGTGATTACCTGCTGATTGGTGAATCTACCGATGCCGATCCGGTTGCTGCTGGCGCTGACGAGGTGCGGCAGGTTATCCGCTACGCCGATACGTTCGAGCGAGTGGCGGATGATTTCGCCATCCTGACGGGAGTGTAGCTATGGGCATCAAAGTTAAGGGCATCAGTCAGGCGCGTAAAAACCTCAATGCCCTAGTCGGCGACATCCAGGGCCGTAAGACCATCAGGGCCATGCAGTCGGCGCTGATTATCGGGGGCTCGCAGGCTGCGCTCTATACGCCGATCGACACGTCCACGCTGCTGAATAGTCAGTTTCGCGACATAACCGTGAACGGCAATCGCGTAACGGGCCGTGTGGGATACTCTGCTAATTACGCGGTGTATGTTCACGACCCGAACGTACCTCAGACCTTCCGACGAGCTACAGCACGGAAAGAATTCCTCACGAAAGGCTTTGAGGATACGCGAAGACAAATCGATGCGGTGATCGCCAAGGAGATGTCGCTATGACGCCCATGATGCATGAGCGGGTGCGCAACATGTTCGGTGATGCTGGCCTCACGGCCGGGTTCACGGTGCAGAAGTTGATGTATGACGACCCGGAGGATCTGACGCAGGCCGTGATGGTGTTCAGGCCAAACGGTGGTACCGACGTACGAAACGATCTTGGTTCTGAGCATTACGTCCTGGTCGATGTCATTGCTGCGAAGGACAGGCGCGGCGACGCCGCTAATGCTGTTCAGCGTATTGTCGATTATGTTCAGGCAAACCCTATGGCTGATGAGTGCGTCGGCTATATCCAGAATATGGGCGCAATCCCCGCCCCGGTGTTAACAGAAGAGGGGCGAATGACCTTCCGGCTCCAGTTCGCCTGCACCTACGGCGAATAG